AGGTGAGAGTCGACTCATATTATGTGCTCCGATGGTCTCCCAAGGATGTTCTAGTTGAAGATTTTTGTAGAGTCTTCGATTCTTTTGTCCTTGCTCATAATTTATTATATGCTGATGTTTTTGATGATTATAAATTTGTTTCCGAGGTCGATTTTACTGAAATTCAGGGTCTTTTGGAGCCTGAAGCAGAGTTTCAATCTGGATTTATAAGCAATGTGAGCGAAGCTCCTGGTCTTTTTAACGAGACACTCAGGAATGTGAACTCTATTGCTTCTGAACTTAAAAGTAATCCCTCGATTTCAAATTTGTTTGGAAAGCTTGATACCACTCTTACCAGCGTTGATTCAATTGTTAAAAATTTGGAAGGTGTGTCTGAGAAGGTTTCTTCCACGTCAGACATGTTTTCTAATACTATCAATTTTATCATTGACTCGCTTGGTAATTTGAAAGACCTTTTAGTCAATAATGTTCAATACATTCTTCCTGTCTTATGTGCTGCTTCTATTGCTTGGTATTATTGTTCTCCAAGTAGTACTAGCAGACTTATTACAGAGTGTGTATTATGTTTCAGTGTTGGCTATGGTACTTGTGCTGGTTTTAACGCTTTATTTCCTGAAGTCTTCGCCAATGAGGAGGTGATAACACAATCTGGTTCTAATCCTTTGGCTGCTGTAGCCAATCTTTTATTGACATGTTTTAATATAAATTGTGATAAGGGGATTGGTGGTCTCATTGATACTCTCTCTAAGGCTGGTGCTACCAACCGAGGAATTGAGTCTCTGTTTGCAAATGCTTATGAGATTATCAATTATATCCTTTCACTTGTTCCTAAATATGTTTCTAACATTTCCTTTTCTGAGCCTCAGTTTTTGGCTTTCAAGAAGGAATGTGATTTTCTTGAAGTCAGTTCAAAGGATGGAACTTTGTTTGCTACACCAATGAACATTGAGAGAATCAAGAATGTCATTGATACCGGTAATAGGCTTGCCCTGCATTATTCACGCACTAGTGCCGGTGTTCTTGGTAATGCTTGTACTCATATCACTACTCGACTTGCCACCTTGCTTGCCAAGCTAATGTGCGTTAATGGTGTTTCGGCTTTTAGAGCTGAGCCTGTTTGTGTTGCGTTGTTTGGTAAACCTGGTGTTGGTAAGACTAATGCTACTCATGCCATTGTTGAAACCTTCTTCAAGAAAACGATGACAAAAGAGCAGTTTGAAGCTTACGAGGCATCTCGTTCTGAGTATCAATATAATCGCACGCTTGATAAGCATTGGGAAGGATGCAGTCCTTCCACTCAAGGTGTTATGTTCGATGATTTTGCTCAGAATCGGGACGTTCCTGGTGGTGATACTTCTCATTATTCAGATCTCATTGGAGTTAAAAATGGTCATCCATTCTTTCCTCCTATGGCCTTTGAGATGAAGGGTAAAGTTTCTATTGAACCTAGGGTTATTACAATTTCAAGTAATTTAAACTCCATCAACCCTCTGTCTATTATGAGTCCTCAAGCTATTATAAGGCGATTAGACTTTCCTTATCTTCTCCGTCTTAAAGATGGTCCAGAGTACTCTACTAAAGGTCACGAGGAATTTAAGCCTGATCATACTAGATGGGAGTTCATTCCTGTTACATTTGATTCTCAAAATCAAATTGTTCCTGGTGGTGAGCCCTTGTCTTTTGATCAGGTTATTTCTAAGATGATCAAAAAGCGTGAAGAGTTTATTTTCAAAGCTGATAAGTGGAAACAGCACTTTGCTGAGCTTCGTAGTAATGACTACGACTTGGCTGAGAATGCTGTCTCCGACGAGGATATTCTCACAGCTAATGAGGCTTCTGAATACCAGTCATGTTGTGGCGATGATACTGTTTCCCCAGCTGTCTCTGTCCATCCTATGATGGTTCATGATGATCCTGACATAGATGAGATGGAAGTACTATCTGATGTACCTGATATTCTTGTTCCTTATTATAAACGCTGTCTTTACGCTTGGCTTAAATCTAAACCTGGACAGTTGGTAAAGTGGATGGAAGCGTCTCTTCGTTCTAGATGGCAACTTCTCAAGAGGTTGACACCTAAATTTGAGATGCCAAAGTTTCATTTTATCTCCAAACCTTTCCATGATCTTGTGCAAGGGTTTGTCGCCGTTGATTGGATTCGAATTTCCAAGCTTGCGGCATGTTTTGCATCTTGTATGGGTGTTGGTGCCATTTTAGTTTCTGGCCTCATGCAGATGTTTGGTATTCCTTTTGCTGAGACTCAATCCACTCCTTTGAAAGGTAAACCACGTCCTAATAATGATAGGGCTAGTTGATTCCCTGTTTCACAAGCTGGAAGATCACAATCTTTTGATGATGTTACTCAGCTTGTGTCTAAGAATTGTTATACCATTACAATTTGTCATCCAATGCAAGCTCCTGCTCATGTTGGACAGTGCTTGATGATTAAAAAGAATTTTGGTATCA